AGGAGAAAACAGTGACAGAGAACGTTGAACCAAAAGCGCAAGAACCAAGCACAGAACCCCGTAGCAAGATTCTCTTTGCTCTGCACGAGGTTATGTCGAAGGTTGGATATGTTCAGAAGAAGGGCACCAACGACTTCCACAAATACAAGTACGCCGGAGAAGGCAACCTTTTGGAAGCGTTGCGCCCCGCCATGGTGGAGGCTGGCCTGCTGTTGATTCCCTCTGCGTCAGAGCGTGAAGAAATTGACAGCTATGGCAACACCCACGTTGTTGTTGAATACACTTTAGCACACAAAGACGGCGAAATCTGGCCAGAGAAAATCCGCGCTTTTGGTGCTGGTAATGACCGCAACAAGAACGGCGTTGGTGACAAGGGTTTATACAAGGCGCTGACCGGGGCCAACAAGTATTTGCTGTTCAAATTGTTCCAAATCGAAACGGGTGATGACCCGGAAGAAAAGAACACGCAAGAGTCCGCCGAAAGTCTCGGAGACGCACGCATTAAGCCCACATGCGAAACCGCCGAAGATAGCTACCGCATTATTCTCAAGGGCTACAAAGACAAGGATGCAGCCAAGCGCAAGTGGCAATCCGAGTTCGCGGAACTATGCGCCGCCGCGCCCGATGTCGAGGTTATCAACCAAATACAGTCTGATAATATGGATGCGCTGGACCGGCTTATGAAGTCAGGCGATTACGACCCAATCCAATCCGCGCTAGATGAAGCGTGGGCACGCCTTAAACCCCAAGCCGCCGAATAGGAGACACCATGGCCACCATCTGTATAACCGGACGCCTGCCCCGCGATTGTGAGCAGAAAAAGACCCAACAGGGCACGCCTATAGCCTTGTTCTCTGTCCCCTATAACATTGGGTACGGCGACAACAAGCAAACCGTATGGGCACAGTGCGCCATGTTTGGCACCCGTGCTGAGAAGGTTGCGCCGTATCTGACGAAGGGGACATTGGTTCAAATAACTGGAGTCCCGCAGCCCGATGCGTACCTGAAAGACGGTAAGGCAAAATCCGCGCTCAAGGTGAACGTGGACCAACTGGAACTGCACGGCGGCGGCCAAGACCGCCCCGTTGTTGACAACGCGCCAGCGACAAGTGACGGGTGGGACGACGGAGGCGATTCAATCCCGTTTTGACCCTCATGCGCTCGGCAGGGCATCTCCCCCACCACCCGCATACTGCCTAGTCGTAGGGCCGAGAACGGCTAGGTAACGGTTTCTAACGGGACAGATGCGCCGTCCAACTGCATCTAAATAACTAGGAGTATTTGACCTTATGGCAAAGGCAAAAACTACCCCCTCTCTTGATAACATTGAACGAACGTCTGTTGGTTTGCGTGACGCGCTGTTTGATGAACTCGACCTCTTGCGATCTGGCGAAGGCAACGCACAACGCGCTCAAGCTGTTGCGAAGCTGTCTGCACAGATTGTGTCCAGCGTGAAAATGGAACTGGACTACGCACGGTTCGCAAATACTGCGGGGCGTCCGGCAAAGTCCGCCGTTAAGACTGCGCCTGAGTCTTTAATGCTTGGTACTGCGGCGTGATTGGTAATCGCCGTTTTGCTCACTCCCTCGCCCAAGTGGCGAGGGACGTGACGCGAATGCGGGAGTTCGCGCACTTGTCCGCGTTTGTGGTGGAATCCATCCTGTCTAATTCTGAGAATTACAATTCCTTTGACCCTTGCACTAACAAGCAGAAGGCCGTTGAGTTTTTTGAAAGCAACGGAGAATTGGTCGTGCGCTTCGATATCGAAAACACCATAGCCCTTCTAGTGGGGAAGAAAGGAATTTCTTGCGCGAACTGCCGCGCAATAGTCGATGAATATGAAGTTTGGAGGCGGAAACACGATAGATATAACAATATCTTTCGCAGTAAAGAATGGAGAAGACTCTTGGGAAAGCATCACCATAGATTTATGCTTACACCATCTCTTTGCGCAACGTGCCATGCCTCATTTATGAATTTTGTAAGGCGGCATAAGGTGCCGGTGCCGGATCGAGCCCCATACTCGGAAAAGATAGTCGAATTGTACGCAGCACCTGCAAACGAATGGCTTTCTCACATTGTTTCTCGCGCAGCCTAAGAGCGGCTAGGCAAGAGGAGTTGATATGACTGAGATACACATGCGCAAGACGCTTTCAGGCTTAGAACCCGCAGACGGGTTTGAAATGCCGCGCCTAAAACTTGGCAGCGTGGTCAAGGTCAAAATCACTCGATCTCGCAACATGCGCCACCACCGCCTGTTTTACCGGCTGATGAATACGGTTTTTCAGAACCAGGAGATATATGAGACATTGGAAGACTTGGTTAATATGATGAAAATAGCCACCGGGCACTGTGCGGTTTACAAGCGCAAGAACGGAGAGCCAATATGGGTGCCGCGTTCGATTGCCTTTCATAACATGGACCAAACGCAGTTTGATGACTTCTTTAAGCGCGTCATTCATGTGATACGCGAGCATGTTATACCAAACATTGACGAAGCCGCATTGCGGGCGGAAGTTGAGGAGATGGTAGCATAAACCTCTGCCACCCCACAGGCCCCGTTCCCAAGCGCCCCAAGATGCCGCCGCATAAGCCGCACCTTAAATGGATTCAGACGCTTGACTGCTTCCGCTGCCTCAAGCCCTCGCAGAGCGAGAAGGCGCATATACGGCATGGGTTATACGCCACGGGGGCCAGGCCGGACGCGAGCCTCGTAGTCCCACTTTGCGCCCAATGCCACAGGGTGGGACCGGGGGCGCAGCACACGCGCAACGAACTGGCATGGTGGATTGAAAACGGATTCCCCAATATCAAAGCCGGGGCGCGGTACCTGTTTGACCACACCGGCGATATAGAAGCGTTCCCCCAAGCCAGATTGATTGCGAGAGGACACCATGACTAACACACCCCACCAAAACAGGAGTAAGCCATGATCGACAAGGCAGCACTAGACAGGCTTAGTGAGTTGGTGCCTATAAATCCGCAGGCTCCGAAATCCGCTCCCGATTGACAGCCGCTACTAGGACCTCAAAGGCGTTGTCAAACAATGGGGTGTTGTCCGTGTCTCCGGTAACGGCTCGCCAGCGGTTCAAGATTTGGGCCTTAATCGTGCGCAGGTATGCAATCAATCCGTTGATGGCCTCGTCCTCCGTCATGCCCTGGATAATTTCTGTGGCGCGTTGGCCGTTCTGTGGGTGGTTTAGCGCCTCATCGGCTGCGGTCCACTTGTCAGCGCCTTTGCATATCTCAATGGCCAGTTGGCCCTGAGAGCCCCACGAAAACAGGTTTGAAACAACCCCCCCGTCCTCTTGAAGCTGGATAGCGAGGCCAAATTGGCCGTTGTCCTTCGCCACGTACTTGTAGGTATGCCCGTTGAATTGCCAAGCCATGTTTAAAGCCCCAAAATCGCTTGCAGGAGGGCCATGACGATAATTGCGGCCACGGCATACCCAAAAACCTGTTTAGGCCATGGGAGGGCCTTAAAAGCCCGCCAATAGGGCAGTAATTTGTTCATTTAGTGACTCCTTTGATCTTCTCAAAAGTCCGCATCCCGCCGTAGCCCAAAAAGCCGACGATGAAGGCATTATACAGGTCGCTGGGCAGCGCCGTCAAAAAGGCTTGAATACCCGCCGTGATGTCGCTGGCAACAATCGGATTCCATGCGGCAATAAAGCCCATGGGGATAGCGGCTAGAATGTAGATGTAGAACACGTAGAAAAACCCCGGCCTCGCCCGTGAGGTAAACGGGTCTTTGGAATTGGCTTCGGCCACAATGGCGTTCATGCGGATTTCGTCTTCCCGAAACTCGCCGTTCTGCTCAAGTTCCATCATCGCCAGCTTGGCGGCTTGCTTGGCTGCCTGATCAGGCAACACCCGGTCTAGCACCTTGCTGACAATCGGCAGCGCGGCGGCTAAAATGGCCATTATTCAGACTCCTCGATTAGAAAGTCTTGCAGGTTTGCCTTGACCATCCCCGGCACTTGGTTGGGATTGTACGGCCACGGCTCGCAGTATGTCAGGTAGCCTTCATGGTCCCAAACAGAAAACGCAAAGCCCATGGGGTTCGGCATGTCAGCAAGAACCTCGGCCACGGACTCAATGATGGCCCGCTGCGCCTCAGTCTTCTCGTTCGTCAAGATCGCTTTGATATCTGCGGTCATATTCGTGCAAAATGCCCCATCTGTAAGAGGACTCCAAGCAACCGTATATGTAGGCCCGTTGGTCTTCGGGCAGCCGTTGAATTTGCGCCACCCATTGGTCTCTCATAGCCTTGGGTATCTCGCGGCTATAATCAAAGGGGTGGTCCTTCATTCCAGCGACCTCAGAAGGTCAATAGAACACACAAAGCGGGATTGCTCGCCAAACTCTCTGTGATAAACGATTGCTTTCATGTCCTGACCTGACAACCAGCCGTGGCCGACTGCGTAGGCATCTCCGGGCGCTAGGGTGCGGAACTGCTCAACCCGGCACCCGTTAAACTCCTCGACCTTATCTTGGTGGTGATGGCCTCTAAACCACGTTCTATATTTAGTTTCGCCCCAGTCCTGCGGTCGTTCGGTCGCCATAACTCCGGGGAGTTGGTTGTCTTTAGTCTGATTGCCGTGAGTCACACCAATCAGGTTCTTACCAAACGTGATGTAATGGCGGCGGGTGGGTTGGTCGTAGACCTCAACACGCGGTTCGTTTTCGTATATATTTGAAAGCATGATTGACAACGCCATAGAAAGAACATCGTCGTGATTGCCGATGGCATTGATGACGACAACCTTGTCGTGGCGTTTCAGCGCCGTTT